CAATATGCCATTCCTTCCTATTCTCCCAGCTCATCCCCTCACAAAATAAAGACTCTATCCGACTAACAACAATATTATCTTTCTTGATCAGGAGCCATCTTAAATGCGCTCTTATCCTATTAGATACTTTAGTCCTTGCGTCATCTCTCTTGCAGTAAAAGCAAGTCTGGCATTCCAAAAACCTTTTCTTTGCGCCGACACCTGTAACGCATTCACACCCATCATCTTGCCAAAACCCTTCGCTTAAATATGATTCCCCGCTACCAAAACATAAATCACACCGGCTGCTAGGACGGTAATAATCAAAATCCAAAAAAGAAAGCATTTTCTGCCCGCAGCATATATCCATAATATTCCCCGTTATTTAAATTAATTATATGAGACTGGCTCATAGCTCTCATCAGCGGTCATTTTCTTATGCTCTTCTCGGTAGTGCTTGGCTATCTCTGCCCTGAGCTTCTTGTTGGTTGGCATTAGCACCTGCCACTTCTCCCTAAGCATATCCAGATGGCCCTGGCCCAGGCGCGACTCAAGCCATACGCTGAAGTCGAGAGGATTGGCCGTGAACACTTTATGGCAGTAATGGCACAGGCATAGTGCGTTATCCATAGACCAGCGAACCGACTTAGCTGCCCTGCCCCAGATATGTGCGCACTCCATCCTGCCATCTTGCTTTCCGCAGTGTTCACATTGGAAGCCAGCCTTCTGCCTGACCACATCACTAAACCACTTGTCTGCAGCGTCGCGCTTAATCGGCATCGTCGAATATCTCGCGGCTGATTAGCTTCGCCAGGTACCACTGAGCTTTCTGCAGGTCCTCAACAGGGTTGTTCTTATAGGTATACCGCCATAGATACTTCATGCAGTTGCCTTTCAGATATCCGCGAAATGCCTCTGGGGTCATAGACTCCTCAATGGCCTCGATGCACTCGATGCCGCCGGTTCTGTAATGGCTGGGGCTGTTAACCGCATCATCTTCTGGCCAATCTTCGATAGCTGGTATAGATTCCTTTAATCGTCGCCAATCTTCGCTTGTAGCGTGCTTCATTCTTCATTCTCCTCAATCTGGATTTTAATTTCATCAGGCGTATTAAGATCGCAGCGGTGACATAAACCATAGCTATCACCGTAATCATCAACCCAATACGACAGAGCGATTCCACATTCACAGTAAAGTCTTTTAACCGTTGTCTTCTTTTTATGCAGCGAAATAACATTACCCATCCAGAGCCTCCACTGTAATCTTCACCCTAGAGTCTTCACCGTATTTTTTATGGTAAACAATAGCCGTCATGCTCCGCTCTGATCCAAATCCCGAATCTGAGTGCCATTGGTCTGTAGAAGTAAGAGACCCGAACCAGGAGAACTGCATGCTGCCATACTCCCGGCTGACATGGTGGTGGATATGCCCCAGGAGACAATACCTATTCTTATGCGATGACCACTCGCTGTCCAGGTTCTTGATAACCGTCTGCAGTATCTGCTCTGGCTTTATCCGGTCCCCGTGGTGGTAGACCCACATATTATTGCCCCACTCGTAATGCAAAAACTTTGAGTAGTTTTCTAGCACATTTACCCTGGGCTCTTTCTGATACAGAATCTCCAAGCAGCTAGACAGGTGGCAGGCCATGTCGCTGTCATGGTTGCCCCGCACATTTACTACTATGACGTTTTTGTGGACCGTCAGCATCTTGTCGATCAACATCTGAAACAACCTACCAGCCAGCTTAAACGTCTTGCCGATACGAGTATCTACATCTACCCTGGTTCCAGCGGTGGTCTCGTTTTTGCTTGAGTCGGCGTGGAAGAAGTCACCCACGTTTAACAGTATCGCGGTCTCACAGTCACCTACTCTGACTAACAGCCTGTCAACAGCGTCAATAAGAACCTTGGTCGCTATCTTGATATCCCAGTCGTCGTTGTCCAGCTTGGTGGCAGCATCAGCGAGCATCCCGTAGTGGTGGTCGCCTATGATATAGGTGGCGAGGTAGTCGGCATTGACTTTCTTTGGCGCTTTGACCGGCTTCTTAAATCCAGCCAGGTCATCCTTCATGCCCTCCATCATCGCCTCAACCTTCTCTTGCAGGCTGCGCTTCAGCGGCTCCTGGATAACCCACTGCAGGGCGATGTCGCCGTCAGAGTTAAACGCAGTCGAAACCCGCTTTGCCTCAAAGCCCTCCATGGTCTCATTGTCTACATTGCGGTGCGGTGCCACTGCCTTGCTAGCAGCCCTGCTCTCCATAGCCCTCATCACTTTATCAACACTGCGGCGATCCACCCCCAGGGCTTTTGCTGCCTTGTTGTTGCTGCCATTTGTTATGACTGCCTGGCATATCTCTGCTTGCCTCGCAGTATTTGCATAATCCATTAAAAGTGCTGGGTCTATATTTGGCATACTAATTATCCTGCTTGCGTTTTAGTTCAGTCCACTCATTGTACTCTGGCGTTACTAAATATACACCCCTGTCAGCCGCCCAGGCGTATACCTCGTCCATAAAATGGCACATCTCGCCTTTTTTTAGCTTCGCTGTACCTTGTATCTGGTCCTTCAAAACAGTTTGCCCGACCTTAATTGTTTTAGTCTGCAAAAACTTATGCTTCATCATCCACTTAACACCCTCTGGTGTCGCGTCAGGAATGTCTTTGATAAACTTTTCAGACAGTTGCCTGCACCACTTGTGAAATAAAGCGTTCTGGTCCAGTGAGCGAGAATCTACCCAGGGCTCCAATTTAACAGCAAGCGGGACAGCGTAATCCCAATCCTGCAGCCTCTTAATTAGATACTGCACTTTTTTATCGACCTCAACAGCGTGCGATATCTTTACATAATCGCCCTGGCTCATAGACGCATCCTCAGCCACTTGTCACTTTGCTTCATTTCTGACGTTTCCAGACGATCATATAGGCTGGCTTTTGACTTGCCTATACCGCCGAACGCATCCTCGGTTGCCCTTACCTGCTTGTCGCCAACCTCAGCTTTACCTACCATCCTACTATGCATCGTTTTGTTTTTTATGCCTGCCTTGGCGGCAATCTCTCTCAGCGTGTAAAAACAGCCTGTCACTAGGTTTTCGTGGCTTCCAACAAATTTGTACTTTTTTGGCTGCTTACCGCTAGTCCTGCTGTCGAATCTTCTGTCAGGCATTCTTCAGCTCCCCGTCGTAATAAAATCCAAACTTATCGAGATAATACTGCTTCATCGACAATTGCGCATCTGTGTCCAGCCAACTGATGTCAGTCATCTGCATGTCGATAGACTTGGCCCTAATGCTTTCGTTCTTGCCGGCCTTCTTGGCCATCGGAGAGCCGCCCTGGTTCTGCGCCCTGGCTAGCCAAGAGTTAACAAAGCGCTTGATGCCCTGCTTCGTTTTGCGTTTAGTTGGATTCGCGTCGCACCAGGACTCCATTGCCATGAGCTCTTGGTGAACATTGACGGCAGGATAGGCTCTCTGCCAGGCGATAGTATCAGCTTCATCTGGCTGCCAGTCTTCTTTAGTATTTAATAACATGTTTTCCCCTTATCCGTGATTAGCAAATTTGCCGTGCAGCTTTTCCCGCATTTCCTTAATGGCCTGCGCCGCATCTCCTAAATTTTCGTGCAGCCCACAATAATACTTTTTACAATCACATTCTATTTGAGCAATCCATTTGCCTGATGGCTTATGGTAGCTTACGCCCTTGACGCCACTGGTGCTGTTTTTGTTAATCGACCTGTTGTGCTGATTTTGCCGCGCAGACACAGCGCGTAAATTTTCAATCCGGTTATCATGCCGGTCGTTGTTGATGTGGTCTAGGTACTTAGGCATGTACCCGTGGTGATATAAAAAAATAAGTCTGTGCTGATAATAGGGAACTCTGTTTACGGCGCAAACCTTGTACAAACCTATGCCGCCGCCTATTAGCTTGCCAGACTTTCGGCCATTCCCTTCGCGCCAGTACAAATTACCATCACGGTACTCAAATTTTTCCTTAATTTCCTTTAATAACTGCTTTTCGCTTAGTTCTTTCATCGCACTTCCCCGTTTGTTTAGAAACCTTAGTATCTTTGTTTCCGAAAATATTGTCAAAGTTTTTGTCAAACTCAACTTTATTGGTCGGTCGCTGTTTACTTCCTTTACCGCTCATCTCTCACTCCTATGGCTCGGCAAGCCTCGCCTTATGTAATGTCGTAATCGTATTCTTCTGGTATTTTTTCAGGTGGAACCCACCTTATAGGTATTGCTGCTTTTTCCCTACGAACAGCTCTTTCTCTTCTTTTTCTTGCTAGTAATTCTGGACTAGATTTGTAATTAATAACCTTAGCACCATTGCATTTTCTACAAGTCTTTGTTTCGCGCTTCATTGTTTTATAACGTAGTGCTGTTATAACTCCGTCACCAAGACAGTGTGAACAAGTTTCTTTGTGCATTTTGTGCTCCTATGGCTCGGCAAGCCTCGCCCAGTATTTAATAAATGTTTCTTTAAATTTACTTTTTTTCTTATTATTTGCAAGACGATATAACCCTTTCTACTTAGCAAAGTAGATTTTTGGATCTGAGGGCATAGCGACTCAGTGACTAATTTATGCTCGTATTTAGAATCACGCCATCCTGGCCGTCGTTATTTCCTGCTCGGCAGTCAAACCGATTAGGAGGTGCTAATAGAGGGGTCACTCTCGATCATGGGTTATTAATTCCCACGCCACACACCCGAACACTTGAGAGGAAAAGAAAGGGAGACCTAGTGTACTGTATCGTACAGTATGGTAAACTTGCCTTTCTTCTTCTTCGCACAAGAAGTATAAGCCTTTCCCCGGCTTACTGTAAAGCCCCCGCAATGGGGGTTTTATTTTATTCTCCTTTTAGCTGGCAAAACTGATCCAGCGTCAAGTCAAATATCTGACACAATCCCTGCACAGTGTGCAGCTTCATGTTTTCCTGCTTGCGCCACTGAAACACTCTCTGGCGGCTTACGTTCATTAAAGTGGCCAGGCGGCTAGAATTGATGTTATTTAGCTCCTGGGCGATTATTAAGCACTGTCCTGCATTAGTCATAATCAGTATTCCTGTGTTATCCTTGGGACGTAGGGCTGTTCCCCCGGTCCTGCATTCTCCTATGGTAGTTTGCCCCCTGAAAGCACTTGTGCCGTAAGGGGGCTTTTTTACCTAGAACGGGATGTCTTCATCGAGCTGTTCAATGCTCATATCGGCCTGCTTTGCAGGTGCTGCTGCCTGACCGTCAGTGTAAATCACCTTCACATTACCCAAGATTGGCGTCTGGACCTTAGCGTCGCGCTCTTCTTTGGTGACCGATTGAGATATAAATCCATTGTTCTCATATTGGTCCTGCTGATCGGTATCTACAAACGTAGTCAGGTCCAGGTATGTACCCTTGGCTCCCTTGTACAGTCGTGACTTGTCGATCTTTGTCACATCGATTCTTACAGATAATCCTACTTTCATTTTAGCTTCTCCACTTGGTTTAAAATTTCCGCCACGGCCTTATCGACCTCGGCAGACAGTTTAGCGATATAGTCGTCATCGCGTTCTACGCGCACTAGAACGTGCGGCATTTCTGGATGGTAGGCAAAAAAGTCCCACCAATCACGTTTGGTAATCCACATACAGCCCTGGATTTGCTGCCAGTATTTCTTAACACCAACCTGAGGGTCTCTGAGATAGCTGACCATCGTCTTAGGCGCAGGACATTTAATCTCTAGCCCTCCCTGGTCGCCTACCAGGCCGTCAGGCGAGCAACCAAAATCCCAGCTAGTGTCGAGGATAAAGCCAGTCTCAATGACATCATTGCCAGAGATGAACTCATATGCCTCCCTAGCTTCTGGCTCTAGCTCAGTGCCGCGCTCCATCCACTCAGTAACGTGAAACGGCTCAGATTGCCCTGTAAGGCGTTCTGCGATCAATTCGTTGATGTAACCATCAGCAGAGGTGCTAGGCTTCCCAGTAAGCGTTATTAGCTTGGAAAACATGCTTGCAGAGGGCTTGCCCAGTCTTGCAGCAAGCCATTCGGGTGAACCCTGCTCATGGTCCAGGATGATCACTTCTTGGCCTCTAGTGCGGCAACAGCGCGATCAAAGTGCATCGCTAGAATCTGATCGACCGACCGAACCTTCAGCCACTTGCAAAACTTATCGCTGTCGGCACCAGTCTCACCAAGTAATTTCTTGATAGCTATGATCTGATCGTCAGTGATAACAGCATTAGCGACAACAGGATTTATATCCTCGCCTGCGTATATGTAGTGACCAAGCCCAAACATTGCGAAGCACTTAACTAGGCAACGCATCTTGCTGGAGTTAATGGCAAACTTATCAGGGTTTGCGATAGCTTTATTGCGGTGATCCATAACAGGCAGCCACATGTGCCGCATCATCATCTGATCTTGCTCTGAGCCAGTATGGATGTGAACCACGCAGCTTATCTCAACGGTGCCTGTGTCCTCGCATTTATCTTCTTCGAAGGAATAATGCAGGTCAGGATAATGCTCCATCATCGTTCCGTAAGCCCAAGCCCATGAAAGATATGATAAGTTGCCTTTCTTCTCGATATGGTTAGATACATCAATAGCAGATAGGGTCTGCCAGACCTCTTTAGATAAACTCACTTTGACCTCCTACAGTCTGTTCTTTTGCGTACTGCTCACCATAACCAAAATAGTAAGCCTCTGATTGCCCGTCTAGGGCTGGATAGCCTGCAACGCAGTCGTACTCACCGCGCTCCAGATCGTTTAGATCGTTTATTCCCATGATTGCCTCCTACAGCAAATGCCCCCGAAGGGGCGGCTAGATTAAACTTCTCCTCTTGACTCACGCTCAAGCTGTAAATCGCACTCCATGTACCAAGCCTCAACGCGCTCCAACTCTCTCCAATCTTCATTGCGGTAAGGCCAATCGTCCGCGTCATCAGCTTCTGGGAACCGCGCTATCTCCAAAGCGTCTAAAGCATTAGCAACCGCATGATAAATATCGCCATCTAAGTAAGCAAATTCTTCCGCACCCATAGACAAACCTGCCACATTAACCATGTGTCGCTTGTCGTGATCTTTAGGATCGCGCACTGAAGCCACATAGCCCTCACCTTCAAAATTAGTGATTAAACCGCACTCTGCATCGTGGCAGTCCAGAACATCGTATGCCTCAAATGGAACGTCTTTTTTTACTATTTTCATTTTGTTGCCCTTTCTTTATTGATTGAGGTGCCATTGTAAAGCTTTACGACTACTCCGTCAACACTTTCAGTAACAAACAGGCAAAAAAAAGCCCCGCGTGAGCAGGGCATGTTCTATGTGGAACCTCAGTAGGACCAGATAACAGGCATTGAGTCCCTTATGTCTACATGGATAAACGTCTTGGCGACCCCTATGCCATTAAACCCCATCTCCTGGGCGTGCTTAATGATCTGGTATGCCTCGTTGCCATTGTTGATCTTGATGTCTGCGGCAATTCCGCGTGCGTGGGTGCCTGGCTTAGACTTCGCTTTTTCAATGCTGTGGCCTTCTGGATCGCGGTAGCCACTGGTAATGATAAACGGGAACCCGCAAGCATGGCGCAGCGAGTCAAGAGCCCAAAGAAATTCCTCGGACATCTCGTTGTTGCCGGTCTCCTGGCAATCAAAGTCTGACAGCTTAAAATAGCGCATCAGTATGTCCCTTTCCAAACCCTAAACTTGTCAAAGTCGCCAGACAGCATCTTGCGCTTAATAACGTCCTTTTTAGCCTCGTTATCATCCCAGGATAGCCCGGCTTCCTTCATCCACTCTGCGACAATGTGCATAGGTATGGTGCCTACCAGGCGGCTCTCACCAGTCTGGCCTACACCCGCCTCACGCAGCATTCTAGCCTTCTCAAGATGGACATCGTTGTCATACGTCTTCTGTACGATGATCCCAGAGTCGGTAGCTTTTACAGATTCCTTGAGTAACATTACTTCTTGCCTCTCTTCTTAGCTGGCGCCTTCTTCTTTTTAGCGGCTGACTTAGCCTTCGCTGCAGCGGCCATACCTGACTTTGTGTATGCGTATTTCTTACCGTTGACCATTGGCATATCTATTTCCTCTTTGCAGTTTTAGCGGCCTTCTTAAAAGCCGCCTTAGTTGGCGCACCCTTTGTGCCAGGTTTGCGCATCTTTTCTACCTTCTTACCGGCAGCTTTCTGTTTCTTAATGCGAGCTCGCTTCTTATGAATGTTGGCGTATAAACTCATATCACTTCCTCGACTTAGCCCCAGAGCACTTCCATCTCTTGCGGCTTAAATTATTGGGGGTGTTGGGGTCGTTCTGCTTAGACTTTGGCAGACCCTTTTTGATACCTAGTGACCTGGCGCAATAACTATCACCCTTGCTGGTTCCAGGCTTTACCCTGGCGCCGCCTGACTTGGCCTTACCTGCCTGGCCGTAGGATACCTTCTTGCCAGATGCGGTTACTTTTACTTTCGCTTTGCCTTTTGCTGGCTTTGCCATAAAAATCTCCAAAAAAAGGGGGCCGGAGCCCCCCCTTCTGTACTACATCGATTAGGAAGTCGTGTTATCAGCAATGATACCAGACGCCTTCTCGTTTTTACAAATAAGAGTCAGCTCAGTCAGAACCTGACGACGGCTTGAGTCGCCAGTCTTGGCCAGAGCAGTATTCTTAGTAGGACGGAGCATACCAACTGCCCACATGTCGTTCTGCATGATGAACACGTCACGGCTACGGTTCTCACGAGTAGGAACAAACTCAACAGTTCCCCAAGGAGTAACGTATACAGCCAGAGACTTAACAACTTTCTCGTCACCGGCCTGGACCTGTGAACGCTGGTTGTTGTTACCTGCAAAGCCCAGAGCAACATTCATCTGGAAAGCAGACAGGTAAACTGAGTCAGGCTTACCGCCCTCTGACCAGATGCTCTGCATAGTAGCGTCGAAACGCGCCTGAGAGAATGCAACTGGAGTGCCGTCATCGGTACGAGCGTCAGTGCCGTCGCCGGTGGGATCAGCGCCAGAGTTGCCAGTTTCGTTAGTAGTGTTAGTTACCAACCAAGCTGGAGCACCAGCAAGCTCACGAGCAGTAGTGCTGTTACCGGCAACGCGAGCGTTGTTAGCAAACAGAGCTGCTTCGATGTCGAGCTTTTGCTCTTTAGCAATCTTCAGGGTCTGGTACGCCATTTCTGCTGCGCGGCCTGCCTTCTTAACGCCTTCATCAGTGTCAGGAATGGATACTGAGTTCTTGAAGATTTGCGTGTAGTTACCCAGACGGGTAGTAGCAGAACGGGCTTCAGAAGTAGTGTCGTCGCCTTCGATGTGCTTGTTGTCAGCGCTTGCACGGAGAGTATCAGTCTGCCACTCGTGCAGAGTGTTGCTGGCTTTTACTTTCTTACAAGCTGAGTAGAAAGGAGTCTCTTCAGGGCTAATTGAATAAATAACGTCCTGCAGGTCTTCCCGGATGCCTACGCTATCGTAGGTGTCAAAAGTGTTTGATGGCTGTGCCATGATGTATTACCTCAAGTATTTAAGATTAATCCAAGAGCATCATCGATACTCCCGGTGGATTTAAGTTTTGTTCGTCGCTTTTCCAGCGCCTTCTTCTTGCTCGGTGTAGGTTTAGACCCAGCCTTCACTGTCCGCGATCTGCGGTTTGCAGGGTTGGCTTTGTCCTCAGCAGCTTTTTTCCCATTCATAATTTCACGGTACTTCATGGCATCATGCAATACTCTGATTGCGCGGTGGTCCATGATCTGACCGATCTCTTCCGGCTGATATCCATAAACCTCGGAACCAACAGTCAGCATCTTTTCGCGTACTGCGGATGCCTTCTTGTCGTCCGAAAACTCTGGAATCTGCTGTTTCAGGGTTTCCATTTCTTGCTGGAGGTAAGCCTGCATAGCGGCCTGCTGCGCCTGGGACTGTTGTTGTGACACAGCCTCAAACTGTTGCATCTGACCGTTATATGCGGCCACGTCGTCATCGTATTTCAGCTTGGCATCCATGTACCCAATAGGGTCGGTGTCAAACAATTCACGCGATGGCGGTTGTGGCGCTTGCTGAACTCCACCAGCTTGTATCTGCTGATACATCTGAGCAATGTTCTGGCGCTCGTGTAAAAGGGCATTGTAAACCTCTTCGGCCTGCTTACGCTGCGCTGCAGCTTCTTGCATACCCTTCTGGACGTACTTCTGACCACTGTATCCTTGCTTGAGCTCATCTAGGGTTACAGCCACTTCCTGTCCGTCTACCTTAACAGTGAATGACTGGCCCTCCTGGGCGGCATCTTCAGTATCTTCGTCGTCCTCGGAATCTTCCGTCTCCTCATCTGACTCGTCCTCTTCAGGTTCGTCAGGAGCCTCATCTTCGCTGGGCTCTTCAGATTCCTCTTCAGGCAGCTCTTGCTGCACCTCCAACTCCTCCTCAGGCTCCATAATGCTGGCTAAAGCACCCTCAATGGTGCCATCTAGTTCTACTACTTCGGTATCAGTCGTTTCCACGGTGCTGTTCCTCTTTCTTTCTTGTCGAATATCGCCTCGTCTGCAAATACAGTGTTGAAGTAATCTTCGATCTTGTCTAGCGCCCTGATTATATCATGCGCATCGTTAATAGCCTCTAATTGAGACTGGCCGTTCAGAAATACACTTACTTGTGCATTCCGAATCTCTTTTATGACTTCCTGATAGGTGTCGTCATTACTCAGCGTCCGTATCTTGGCCGCTTTGTCTTTTATATTCAAAATCTACCGCCAGTTACAGCTTGTGCAGGTGACTCTGCCGGGTATCGTGGCACGTTCTGCATTTGCTTAATTTGGGCAACGTCTACGGCTGTACCGTACTTGCCAAGTATCTCCGCAGCGTTAACCAGGAGGTCTTGGTCCATCTTATCACGTTCTCGGTCATCTGCAGCAATAGCCTTTTGCGCATCAATCTGCAGCTTCGCCATGTCGGTCTGAGACTTAGCCTCGGCCTTCATCTGCTCTGCCTGGAGGTAAGCGGTTGCCTGGTCCATTTGTGGCTGCTGCTCCTGGCCTTGCTGCTGTTGTGCAAGTAGCGCCTGCTCTTGCTCTGGATTCATCGGCGTAAAGTACCTGTCAGCGTTTCTAACGCCGTTTAGCGCCAGCATGTCTGCCAGGGTATTGCGTATCTGTGTCATCGTCACAAGGCCATTCCCTGGGCCGTATGCTTGGAATATCTGCATCTGCATCTGCAGGGCTTGAGTCAGGGCAGCGTTACGCTGATCTTCCCGGCCAGTACCCAGGCCAACATTGACAGAGGTATCCATCTTCTTATTCCAAGATCGCGGATCGACGGGGATATAGTCCTCGCCACTAATGCGCATAATCTTTTCTTCGTCGCAGTTCTCAATCACCAGCTTCAGCATCAGCTTAAACATGTGCCGAACACCGCCTTCTGCCAGGTTGCGAGCCATGACTTCAATCTGACCTGCCGCTCCCTGCATAGTAGCCTGGACCGCAGTTGCAGTAGTTGCCTGCAATGCATCTGGATTAAGCCCTAAACTGGCCTTTGAGATGCCTACTTTCTGCTCAATAGTCGTGTCATAGTATTCGATAGCCGCTAACGTTTGATTGGCTACAAATGGCACTGAAAGGGGCTGTATTGCCCCTCCCTGACGTACCCGAACGATACCGCCGATCTCATTGTTTAGCATGTCGTCCATGTTCACCGCGCCATCAATAACCTCGGTGCGGGGGTGGTTAGTCAGCGCCACGTTGTCCAGCACGCCACGGATCATCATGGTGGCTGCGTCCTGGTCTTCAAACAGCAGGTCAGCAATAGACTTGCCATAGAACGTATGCGGCTCAGGGTCTATTTCAAACGCAGCAAAAGGCTGGTCACCCCAGGGCTCATAGCCTAGTAACTGATACTCGCTGCCGCCTAATACGACTTTCTGCATTTCTGCAACGCCAGTACCGTTAGTGTCTATCTTCATGTACAGCTCGGTCAGAGCTACAACACGCATAGATGGGTCCATAGGGTTTTCTGACTGATAGTCCTGCTCATAGCCTCGGCGCTCGTAGTCCTCAACCTCAGAGAATGTGTCAGAGTGCCCCAGGCCAGACATCTCAGATACAACATCATAGTCATACCCCATAGCGACTAGGTCACTTACTCGGACCTCAGTTCTGTGGCCAACAACGTAAGCGGTCTCGATGCTCTTTGCGTTACGATCTATAAAAAACTCTTCTGGTGGCACAGCCTCAACACACAGGTCACCCATCTCGCTGATCTTGCTGACCTTGAGGTCGTGACGTGGCATCTCTACCTCTACACCAAACTCATCTAGCTCAATCTCTATCTTTGTGGTGTGCTCGATAACCTCAACGTCCTGCTCGTTAACAATGGTCGAAAACTCCATGTCGTTCAGGTTGTTAAAAGTGTAAGTCTCGCTCTCGTCGTATGTATCCCAGTAGACCTTTACGATGCCTGTCTTCTTTAGCAGGGCATCATGGAATACATCGTTCAATACGTCGTAACCATTAAGCTCCTGGAACTTGTACTGGATGTACTTAGTGGCCTGCTCGGCAAACTTGATGTCTTCTGGGCCGGTAGGGACAAACTCAACCGGGCGATCAGTAGACAGGAATACACGCAGCAAGCTGGGCTTGATAGATCGTATAGCGTCACGCACCTTTGTAGATACGACGCTAGATCGGCCTTCTTCCTCACCGATATCTACCTCACCGTTGTAGTAGCGCTGGGCCTTAATACGGTCCTCAGCCACTTCACTCTCAACAAAGTCAACAGCGTCCAGGATAGCCTCGCGGGCAATGTTTTCTACGTCATCTGCTTCTAATGGTTTTAGTTCCACGTCTTACTCCTGTGCGTATTCTACGGCCTGCTGCTCTGCGCCAATTCTAGCACCACCTGACAATGCCTGGGCCACAGTTTCAGCCTTTTTAAGCAGCGCGCTTAATTTTGTCTTGTCTTTTAACGCGGCTTCAACTAGCTTGGGGTCATCAGAAAACAAAACTCGTGCAACCTGTGTCATCTGTTGGTCACTAAGTCCCTGTGCTGACGGAATCGCTGTCTTGATAATTCTAATCAAAGCCATAGGATCAAACTGAGACCCTCTCAACATATCCTCAGCAGAAACCCCAGCTCCCCTAAGCTCAGATTCTTTCATTAGCGCTTGTGTGGGAGAACCAGCCTGCGGCTGTATAAACTTGTTCATTTCGCCAGCTTCTGCAGCCCTTCCAACGGATTGTAACACGCTTTGCGACTGATCTTTTGGCAATACTACCCTCAGGGCTGCCCCTAGCTGTCTGTCTTCATTAGCAAGGTCTCTAATCGTTGTTCCAGATCGTCGCGCCCTATTGTTAATTGCATCCATCATGCCTGCTCTTAAAGCGTCGAGCTTTTCTGGGGGCAAGCTCTCAACTAATACTTGCAGCTCATCCACATTCATGGTGAGACCGCGCTTTTGGCCAAGCTCAAATAATTCTTGTGCGCCAGCTCTTTGCGCAAAACTTGCACGAACCGCAGCTAAATCTGGAGACTCAACATCAATTGCGCCCCTTAAAGCTTTTTCTTTTGCTCCCAGTACCTCGCCCATAGTGCCTTCACCGGCTCTGTACCTAGCTCCAGTCTGTTCTTTAACATTGCGCCGGAGTATTTCGGCATCTTCTAAAGTTGGCGCTCGCGTAAACTGTATTGAACCGTCGTCCATTTCTCTAAATAACGGAACAATGCTCCTTGCTTCGTAGATTTCTTTTAATGCTTGGCGGCTTGTAGGCACGGTTTGCAAGATATTGAGCATTTCATCAGCAACTTGCGCAGAAACATTTTGCCCTCCTTCAAATGCCTGGCCGTATGCGGCGCTTTCTTCTGCCTTTAACTGCTCCTGAGTTTGCTGCCTAGCCCTGATTACATTAGGGTCGCCTTGCTGTGGAGTCATGGTTTCGCGCAGCTCTCCCATTGCCTGCCCTCTGGTCCTAGCAGCTCTTCCTCCGCTTGCCGCTAGTATCTCAGACCGCGTAACACCGCCTTCATTGACCATAGCCTTTATAGCATTCCCTAACGTCATATTGTCGGCAATAATTCGACCTTCTGCTACGTCAGCAATAACCTCATCTACAGTCTTTCCAGTAGACTCAGATAACCTTAACAATTCTTTTTGTACGGCGGTATCTGCGCCACCAAACTTTGCTCGCGTGAAGTCTATTAACTTGCGACCTAACGTTCCAAATTTTCCTAACATTAGCTCTGCGCCTGTCCCTATAACGGTGCCAGCAGCAGTACCTTTTGTTACGTCACCCACAAACTCTTTGCCTGTCTGCGCCTCAGACTCTCCAATTGAAGATAGTCCTGACTCTATAGCGCTAGTGGTAGCCGCTCTTCCCAGGTTTCCCATTCCCGACAATTGACCGCCAGGAACCATCATCATCAAAACAGATGGGACAAGAGCCCCGGCAACTTGCAAGGTAATAGCTTCGCCAGGGTTTGCTGTCTTATATTCTGTCAGCTTGCCCCTTAATTCATCCCTAATGACCTCATAGTCCCTGCCGCCCATTGACTCAGGAACAAGTGATTTTACTGCGGCTTCGATCTCATCTGCAAAACCAAAAGATGCGCCTTGGGCAACAGTTCTAAGTTTTTGGCTTTCAACAGGACCTTGTGCTATCGCTTGCGGCTCGTATTTTGCTAGTATCTCTGCTTTAGTTCTAGCCATTATTCATCAGCCTCTAGGTAATCTTTTCTGTCCTGGTTAGACATTTCACCCCATTTAGCATACGTCATGCCAGGGTCGCCAACCGGGTACGATGCAGTGATAGCTGTTGCAGCATCTATCTCGGCCTGCATATCGTTCATATATTGCCCAAGACCAATACCGCTCTGCAGCTTCCTGCCCATCTTTGTCATCTCTCGATACAGCTTGTTTTGCGCAGCTATTTTACGGTCTAAATGGTTAACTAGCGCCTGGCCACTTAACGAATCATCTATGTCCTTGCTTAACGCCAAATTTAACTCAGCCGCACTAAGCGCTCCAAACGTAGCGCTGTTAATTACGTCAATGCCAAGAGTTGTTCTGAGTGAGCGAAACAGCGCAGTGTTTGCGTCAAACGCAGGTAAAAACCGATCAATAACACCACTTCTAACGCCTTCTGGGGACGCAGCTAAATCCCTAGCTTGCTTCATAATATTGATAGATCGATTAACCTGTTGAGACTGGTCAAATACTTTCTCGCCTCTCTCTCTTGCGGCTTCAACGTCAGCAAGTTTAAATTGAGATTCACTTTCAAATTGCGCTTTTGCCTGAGTAGTCAATCCTCGCGTGCCTAGCTTAGTAACAGAGTATCCATCTTCTGCATTAGGATCGTAAGTAATAACGTACTGATCGCCAGCCTTAAGCTGCGTATCGCCGACCGTCATGTCTTCTTCTGCAACTTGGATTGATCCGATGTTTTTAGTGGCGTAACTGGTGCCCATTTTCTTCTTTGTAAACTCAGCAAGAGCATCTTTTGCAAGGGCTGGATTAGCCTCAACCATAGCGGCAAGCTCAGGCTGTCCCTGCTGTCTTAAATAAGCGGCAGTCTGGTTAGCCTGCGCGGATACTGTGCGCATCTTCTGACGGTCAGCATAAGCCTGCTGTATGCCTGCATCTGGAGCAAAGCGCATACTGTTAAATGCAGCCTGAAGGTCCATCATGCGGTCCTTATCCTGCACAAAGTCCTGAATGCCAGAGCCGATACGAGACAATAGCCCTGGCTTCTCCTGGGGAGCTTGTGGAGCTTGTGGCATTTGTAGGGGCTGCATTGGCTGCATTGCCTGCGGTATTGTGGCAGCGGGCATCATGCTCTGATTTACAGCGCTCTGTATGTTATTGACAGCGCCTGGCTGATAATTAGCTCCAGGCATCTGTGGCATCTGTGGAAGCTGCTGTGGGCCAAATGTGCCCATTGTCTTCAAGCGCTCCATCTCAGCCTGCATTTCTTCTGGTGTCATTATCGAGCTCCCGTTACTTAAATCTATTTAATAGGCCCATTATATCTTGGCCCTGCGATGCAGAGGTCTGGCCCATCATCATTGGCGGCTCTTGTATTGCCATCATTCCACCTCCGCGCTGCAAGGGTATCATTTCTGCAGAGATAGGCTGGTAGGCCATGCCGGAAGAGGCGCCTGCAAGCTCTTTCATCATCTGCTCTCTCGCTATCTCTGACTCAGCATTTTGCTGTGCTTGTAGAAACGCAGGGTCTAACGTCTGAGCCTGGCTTAAAGATTCCATAGCAGCCGCAGTGTTGTCGATTGCGCCGGTCTGAGCCTGCATGCCTAACATGCTTTCAGATGGAGCCGCTGGGGCAGCAAAGTTATTGATAGCCCCTTGGTTAGCAGTCATACCCGCCATCATTGCCGGGTCTACCATTTTAGAGCTCATTAGAGCCTTGCGCAGCATTTCTTCTTGATCGTTCTTTTTTTGATATCCAAACATAATAAACCTTTTTAAGAGAACATTCCTGCGCCCAGTGTTAAGTAGTCAAAGAAACCAGGGTTCCTCTGCGTAGTTTGACTCTGCGGTATTGGAGCCGCGCCGAGAGCCTGTGACAACAATCCGATAGATGTGTACGGAGCCTGTTGATAGCCCTGGAACTGCGCCTTAGCTGCCTCAATAAGCTGCTGCTGTATAGCCTGCTGTAGCATACCCTGCTGCTGCAGGTTCTCGTTAACAGTCTGTCCCATGCCGAAACCAAGGTTAGACAGTGAGCCCAGTTGACC